CGGAATGCGCCTAACTCTGCGGAGCACGCTGCCGAGCTGTAGTGGTCTGTACGGGTTCCTCGGGCACCCGCCTAAAAATGAAAGTGTCCGAATAGCCTAAATAGACCCCTATCAAACACGCTATTTGAGTAAATGAGCGGCCCAACGGGGCGATCCCGTGGCCCCGACAACAGAGGAGGCCCGGCGCGATGCCAGGACCGCTCCCCAAGCCGGACCGCCGGCGCCGCAACGCACCCACCATCCCGACCACGGCCCTGCCTGCCGCCGGGTTCGCCGGCCCCTACCCCAAGCCTCCGTCGTGGGCGACCCTCGGCGCAGCCGGCAAGCTGTGGTGGCACTGGGCCTGGCGCACCCCGCAGGCCGCAGCCTGGTCCGCTGGCGACCTCGACACCCTCGCCCACCGTGCCGCCATGGTCGACGACCTCGCAGCCATCGAGCAGGTCGACACCCTCGACGTCGCAGCCCTCCTCAGCATCGACGAGTCGGAGCGCACGTCCCAGCTCGACTGGCTGATCCGCCGTCTCTACGCCCTCGCCTCAGGCAAGCTCGCACTCCTGCGTGAGGCCAGGGAGATCGACGATCGCCTCGGCCTCACCCCCAAGGGTCGCCTCGCCCTGCGCATGTCCATCGTGGCCGACGCAGAGCCAACGAAGAAGCCGGTGCCCTCCCGCTCCACCGCCCGCGGCCGACTCCGCGCCGTCGACACCAGCGCCACGGCATGACGCTCTACATCGACGTGAACCTCGATCTCGACGCCCTCGTGCTGGCAGAGCAACCCGACCCCAGCCGGTACGCCCTGGAAATGTCCCGAGAGACCGCCGACCGCCGCTGCCACGAATCCGGCGCACAACTCCGCACCGACCGACCCCCCGAAGTCGTCATCGGCCGAGGCATTGACCCGCTGACGGGCCGGGACGTGGTCATGGTCGCCAGCCGCTGGGCCTGCGTCGGCTCCGACGCCCTGGCCGAGGCCGACCGTGGCCGCTGATGCCCTGGCGAGGCCCTGAGGAGCAGGGAGAGTTCCCGACCCTCGGCTACCAGGTCGCCGACCTGATCGAGTCGAAGTGCGCAATCCCCGACGGCGACCACCGCGGCGACCCGTTCATGCTCACCGACGAGATGCTGCGCTTCCTGCTCTGGTTCTACCGGCTCGACCCCGAGACGTGCAGCTTCGTCTACGACCGTGGCGGCCAGCTCTGCCGCCCGCAGAAGTGGGGCAAGGGCCCGTTCTCAGCGGCCATCATCTGCGCCGAAGGAGACCCGGAAGGCCCGGTACGCCCTGACGGCTGGGACGCCAACGGGGAGCCCGTCGGCCGCCCCTGGGTGACCCCGGAGATCCAGGTCACCGGTATCACCGAGGACAACGCAGGCAACGTCTGGCGGGCCCTGGTCCCCATGATCGAGCTGGGCAAGATGAACGCCGACATCCCCGACACCGGCGTGACTCGCATCAACCTGCCCGGCGGCGGCCTCATCCGCCCCGTGACTTCCGCCCACCTCTCCCGCATCGGGCAGCGCCTCCGCTTCGTGGTGCAGGACCAGACGGAATCGTGGACCATCTCCAACCACGGCCGGGACCTGGCCGACGCCCAGCGCCGCAACCTGGCCGGCATGAATGGCCGCTGGCTCTCCACCCCCAACGCATGGGACCCGGCCGACGCCTCCGTAGCTCAGCAGACAGCCACCGAGCCGGGCGTCTACATCGACGACGTAGACCCCGGCCCGGGCAGCATCCGCAACAAGGTCGAGCGCCGCAAGATGCTCCGCAGGGTCTACGGCGACTCCGTCCGGGTCAGCGCCACGAAGGGCTGGGTCGTACTCGACCGCATCGAGAGCGAGATCGAGGCCCTCCTGCCCCGGGACCCCGCCCAGGCCGAACGCTGGTTCCTGAACCGCAAGAGGGCCACAGAGGGCGGCGCATTCGACCCGAAGCGATGGGGCGAGCTGGCGCAGCCGCCCGAGGCCCTTCCTGCCGACACCCTGGTCACCATCGGCGTTCATGGTCCTCGCTTCACCGACGCCCTCGTTGTTGTCGGCACCGTCGTGCAGACCGGCCGGCAGTGGGTCATCGGGTCGTGGGAGACGCCGCCGACACCGTCCCAGGCGTACGAGCACCCGGCGAACGCCATCGACGGAGCGGTCAGCGAGGTATGGGACTCTGCCACCGTCTGGCGGCTCTACATGGACCCCGGGATGCCGAACCTCCTGGCCCGATGGCAGGGCCGCTGGGGCGAGAAGCGGGTCATCGAGTGGCCCACCAACCGCCCCAGACAGAGCGCCGACGCCCTCCGCAACTTCACCGCCGGCATCGTGGCCGGCGACCTGACCCACGAGGGCGACGATGTCCTCGGCCGCCACATCGAGAACGCCAAGCGGCGCAAGGTCAACGTCTACGACGACGAGCGCCGCCAGATGTGGGTCATCGGCAAAGAGCGTGACGCTTCCCCGCTGTTCATCAACGGAGCCTGGGCCGCGTGCCTGTCATGGGAGGCACGCCGAGACGCCATCGCCTCGGGCGCCCTCGAAGCCGAGGAGGTCGCCGAACTAGTCAGTTGGTGAGGAGGGCGCTTGAACGAAGAAGTCCCCCCCTACGGCCAGCCGACGACACCTCTGGAGTGGATGGCGAAGCTGGAGAAGCAGCTCAACGCCGAGCAGCGTGCCCTCAGCATCTACGACGACTTCTACGAGGGCCGCCACCCACTGACCTTCGCCACCCCCAAGTTCCGAGATGCCTTCGGCATCGCCTTCAAGGAGTTCTCGGACAACTGGTGCGCTCTCGTGGTCGACGCCTGCGAGGAGCGGCTGAACGTCGAGGGCTTCCGCCTCGGCTCCAACCCCGAGGGTGACAAGCGTGCGTGGAAACTCTGGCAGGCCAACCAACTCGACGCCGAGAGCCAGCTTGTCCACACAGAGGGGCTCATCAACGGTCGCACCTACGTCCTCGTATGGGAGGACCCGAACGACCCCAAGGTGCCCAGCATCACAGCCGAGCACCCGACGGAGATGGTGGTGGCGACAGCGGCCGGCTGTCGGCGGCACCGCTTGGCGGCCATGAAGCGGTGGCTGGACGACAGCGGGTTCGTATTCGCCACGCTCTACCTCCCCGACCGCATCTACAAGTTCAAGTCCCGGTCGAAGATCAAGGGCTCTCGGGTCTCGTGGATCACGCCGACGAAGTGGGTCCCCCGCGGTGTGCCCGACAGCGACGGCGGCGACGAGTTCGACAATCCCCTCGGCGTGGTGCCGGTCGTGCCCTTCTACAACAGGCCCCGCCTCATGGGCGTGGGCTCCAGCGAGATCGCATCCGTCATCCCGATCCAGAACGGCGTAAACAAGCTCGTGCTGGACATGATCGTCGCCAGCGAGTTCGGCGCCGCTCCGCAGCGTTGGGCCACCGGGCTGGAAGTGCCGAAGGACCCCATCACGGGCCAACCCGTCGAGATGTTCAAGACCATGCTGGACCGCCTCTGGTCGACCAAGTCGAAGGACACCACCTTCGGCGAGTTCCGGGCTACTGACCTCGCCAACTTCGTCAAGGGCATCGAGTTGCTGGTGCAGCACATCGCCAGTCAGACCCGCACGCCGCCCCACTACTTCTACCTCTCCGGCCAGTTCCCCTCGGGCGAGTCGATCAAGTCAGCAGAGACCGGCCTGGTGGCCAAGACCCGCCGCAAGATGCGCCACTTCGGCGAGTCGTGGGAGGAGGTCATGCGCCTCGCCTTCCTCGTCCTGGGCGACACCAAGCGGGCACGGGTGGTCGACAGCGAGGTCATCTGGGGCGACCCGGAGTACCGCAGCGAGGCCGAGCACATCGACGCCACGATCAAGCTGAAGGCGATCAACGTCCCCGACGAAATCCTCTGGGAGCGGGCCGGGTTCTCCCCGACCGAGATCGAGCGCATGAAGCTCATGCGGGCCGAGGCCGTCGCTTCCGGCGAAGCGGTGCCAGGCCCCATCCCGCTGCCCACGGAGACCATCTCAATCCGAGGCTGACCGGGGCGATCCCAGCCAGCCACCCCAACCACAGGGCGCGACGCCCGCCACGAAAGGAGCCAGCCGCGATGGCTGACGACCCGACCCCCGACCCCGAGCCGCAGGACGATCCCACACCAGACCCTGACGACGATCCCCAGCTTGGTGACGCGGGCAAGCGTGCCCTGGCCGACGAGCGCAACGCCCGCAGGGCAGCCGAGAGGGCGGCCAAGGCCACCAGGGCAGAACTGGACAAGCTCCGGGCCGAGGGACAGACGGAGACCGAGAAGGCCATCGCCAAGGCCAAGGCCGACGGCGCCACCGAGGCGCTGACCAAGGCCAACGAGCGGGTGCTGAAGGCCGAAGTCCGAGCGGCTGCCGCAGGGAAGCTCACCGATCCCGCCGACGCTGCCCGCTTCCTCGACCTCTCGGACTTCACCGTGGGCGAAGACGGCGACGTCGACACCAAGGCGCTCGGCCAGGCCATCGACCGGCTGCTCAAGGAGCGGCCGTACCTCGGGTCAGCCGGGGGCAAGCGGTCCACTGGCGGCGCTGACGGCGGCGCCCGTGGCAACACCGGCAAGGCAGCACCGGACATGAACGCCTGGCTCAGAGGCGAGCGCGTCTCCCTGTAGTCCCCGCTGGCTCCGACCGGACCAGCTCACTGATCCAAGAAGGAGCCCACCGTGGCCTACGACAACATCGTCTCCCGAACCGACGCCCAGGCGCTCATGCCAGAGGAGGTGAGCAACGCCATCCTGAACGAGCTCAAGTCCGAGTCGGCAGCCATGACGTTGTTCCGCCAGATCCCCATGAGCCGCAAGCAGACCCGCTTGCCCGTGCTCGCCGCACTGCCCACGGCCTACTTCGTCAACGGCGACACCGGCCTGAAGCAGACGACCGAGGCGAACTGGTCGAACAAGTTCCTCAACGCCGAGGAGATCGCCTGCATCGTGCCGATCCCCGACGCCGTGCTGGAGGACACCGACTTCGACGCCTGGGGCAGCGTGATTCCGCTCTGCCGTCAGGCCATCGGCCGCACGCTCGACGCCGCCGTGTTCTTCGGCTCGAACAAGCCCTCGACGTGGCCCACAGAGATCGTGACCGCTGCCGTCGCCGCCGGCAACACCGTCACCCGTGGGGCCAACGCCGCCGCCGCCGGCGGCATCTACGGCGACCTGTCCGACCTGTACGCCACGCTGGAGGCTGACGGCTTCGACGTGAACGGCCTCGCCGCCACCACGACCTACAAGGGCAAGCTGCGCAACGCCCGCAGCACCCAGGGCGTGGCCCTCGACGACGAGTTCGCCGCCGAGGTCAAGGACGCCATCACCTACCCCATGCGGGGGCTGTGGCCGGCCGGCTCGGGCGCTGCCGAGGTCGTGGCCGGCGACTTCACCCAGGGCATCCTCGGCGTGCGCCGCGACATCGTCGTCGACCGCAGCCAGGAGGCGATCATCCAGGACAACACCGGTGCCATCGTCTACAACGCCTTCCAGCAGGACATGACCCTGGTGCGACTCACGGCCCGCTTCGCCTTCCAGGTCGCCAACACCCTCAACTACGACCAGGCCGTCGAAGCCAGCCGCTACCCCTTCGCCGTCCTGCGCGCCGCCTGATCCCCGTGACCGACACCAGCAAGGAGACACCCATGCCCAAGACCGTACCGACCGGGCCCGCCGGCACCAGCGCCGGACAGGACCAGGTCCAGGCCAAGGTCGACAAGGAGACCGAGCAGGGCTACCGCGGAGTCAAGGTCGACCCGCTGCCCAACCTGGCCTACAGCACCCAGACCGGCCCGGATTCCCCCTCGGGGATCGAAGTCGACCCCCGGCTCGCCCAGCACTGCGCAGACGCGCCGACCCAGGAGGGCTGAGCGATGCCCGATACCGCACCCCTGGCCCGCAAGCTCACCGCCGACGTCCCCGCTGCCGCTACCGGCGCCAACGGGGAGCACGACATCGGTCTTGCTCCCTTCGCCGGCACCGTCTCGGCGGTCACCTACGTGGCCGACACGACGCTCACCGGCGCCAACACCAACAGCAGGACCGTGGTCCTGGTCAACAAGGGCCAGGCCGGCTCCGGCACGACCGTGGTGGCCACGCTGGCCTTCACGTCGGGCGTCAATGCCACGGCCGACGCCCCCACGACGGTCACGCTCTCGGCCGTGGCCGGCGCCACCACGGTCGCTTCGGGCGACGTCCTGGCGTGGCAGACGAACGCCGTCGGCACGGGTCTGGCCGACCCGGGCGGGTTGCTCACCGTCGAGATCACCCGGAGCTAGGGGACTCCTAGTTGCCTGTCGTCCCGGCCGTCACTACCGCTGGCTTCGCAACGGCCAGCGAACTAGAGACGATGTTGGGGGCCACGTTCAGCGCCGATCAGACGGTCGCTGCTGAACTGGTCCTCGCCGGGGCGACCGCGGCCATTCGTCGCCACACGGGTCAGACGATCAGTCGGGTCACCGACGACGTCGCCGTACTCCAGGGGACGTGGGCACGGGAACTCGTACTTCCACAGTGGCCCGTGGTCTCTGTGTCGGCGGTGCAGCTCAACGGCTTCCCAGTGGCGACAGGGACGTGGATCCTGTCCGGCGGGAGCAAGCTCTACCGGGGCAACCTGCCGATCTTCAACGGGCCCGACGACTGGGGCGGTGACATGTTCCTATCGTCCTGGCTAGGGCCGATGGCGTCGATCCGTGTGACCTACACCCACGGGTTCTCGACCGTTCCTGACGACGTGCGGAGCATCTGCCTTGCAGCCGCCGGCCGAGTGGTGTCCAACCCCGCCGGTCTCAACTCCGAGACCATCGGGAACTACTCCTACCAGGCGTCCACCACGGGCGCCGGCGGAGAGCTGCTCACTCCAGTCGAGATGGAACTTCTCGACCACTACAGCCGAGAGCCGTAGCGAGGTGACCCACCCGTGACCACCTACGCCGGCCGTCCGGTCTTCCCCGCTTCCTTCGTGGACCCCACGGGCAATCCGCAGGAGGCCGTCACCGTCACGGTCTACCTGCGGGGCACGACGACGCCCGCCACGCTCTACACGAGCAGGACCAAGGCGACCACGGTCGCCAACCCCACGGTCACCGACTCGCTCGGCAACTTCTTCCCCTTCCTCGACCCGGGCGACTACGACGCCCTCTGCAACGGTGTGACCCTGCCGTTCACCGTCCTACCCGAGTCGGGCGACGTCGTGTCGAGCACTGGTGGCGGCAAGGAGCCGGTCCGGACCATCGCCAACGCCGGCTCGGCCGCCACGCTGGACCTGGCCCTCGCCAACGTCTTCGACGTGCTCAACCCCGCCGCCGCCAGCACCTGCACCCTGACCCTGACCGGCGCCACCGCCGGCGTCAACTGCTCGGCGCTCGTCCGCTTCCACCAGCGGGCCTCCGGCGACAGCCTGGTCGCCTTCTCCAACACCTACCGGCCGATGAATGAAGGCACGCTGCCGGGCCCGGCCCAGGTCGCCAACGCCGTGAGCACCTACGTGGTCAGCACCATCGACGGCGGCGCCACCTGGGACATCTCCAAGGCGGGCGATAGCGGCGTCTCGTCCCCACCCGCCGTGCCGTCTGCCCCCACAGCCGTCGTCGGTACCCGCGGCAACACACAGGTCAGCGTGGCCTTCTCGCCCGGCGCGTCCAACCCGGCCACGACCGGCTACAGCGTCACCGCCTCGCCCGGCGGCATCACCGCCACCGGCGCCAGCTCGCCCATCGTCGTCACGGGCCTCACGAACGGCACGGCGTACACCTTCACCGTCCATGCCACCAACAGCGTCGGCAACTCCGCAGAGTCGTCCGCATCCGCCGCCGTGACGCCCGCCACCGTCCCCGGCGCTCCAACGGCGGTCTCCGGCACTCCGGGCAACACCACGGCCTCCATCGCCTTCACAGCGCCCGCCAGCAACGGCGGCAGCGCCATCACCGGCTACACAGCCACGCTCACCCCCGGCGGCGCCACGTTCAGCGGCGCATCGTCTCCCATCGTCGTCACCGGCCTGACCAACGGCACCGCCTACACGGCCACGGTCCACGCCACCAACGCCATCGGCAACTCGGCCGAGTCGACTGCCTCCGGCGCATTCACCCCCGCTGTCGGCCCCTCCGTGCCGGGCGCGCCGAACATCGGCACGGCCACGGGCGGCAACGCCTCGGCCACCGTCACCTGGACCGCTCCGGGCTCCAACGGCGGCTCGGCCATCACCGGCTACCGGGTGACGCCCTACATCGGAGCGACGGCGCAGACGCCGACGACCGTGGGCGTGGTGCTCACCGCCAACATCACGGGCCTGACCAACGGCACCGCCTACACCTTCAAGGTGGCGGCAATCAACGCCGTCGGCACGGGCGCCGACTCCGCTGCATCCAACAGCGTCACTCCGGCCGGAGCCTTCGGTGGGCCCGGCGACATCGCCGGGCTGCTGGCCGACTACGACCCCGACACCATCACCGGCGTGGACCTCGACCCGGTGCCCTCGTGGTCGGACTCCTCGACGAACGCTTTCACGGCTACCCAAGCGACAGGAACCGTCCAGCCCCTACTCCGGGTCAACGCCTTCGGCACGCACAAGGGCGTCCAGTTCGACGGCTCCAACGACTTCATGGACTCGTTGCTACCGGCTGACACCAAGCCCTTCACCATCGTTACCGCCGTCAAGATGACCGACCTGGCCGCCTACGGCGCCATCATCGGCTCGGCCACGTCCGGGGCGATGGAGTTGAGGGCCGCTGCTACCACCGGCCTGCTCAACCTGATGAAGCAGGGCACGTCCCAGATCGGCGCATCGACCACCGGCCTGGCGGCAGGCACAGCGGCAATCGTCGTCATCCGCTACAGCTCTACGGGCGTCTGGACCTTCCACATCAACGGCGGGGCCAACGTTGGCACCGGAACCAACGACCAGACGTTCACCGCCTCGACATCCCGTATCGCTCAGGGCGGGGCGGCAGCGGGGGAAAACTTGAAGGGCCTCCTCGGTCGGCTCATCAAGTACGACAGCGACCTGTCCCTCGCCAACCTGAACAACCTCGTCGCCTGGCTCGGGACGCGCCTCGGCATCACCACCTCGACCCTGACCTGATGCCCTCCTCGCTGCTCGCCAACCTGGCCGACTCGTGGTACTTCAACGAGCAGCCGGGCCAGAACCGCATGGGTGCGGGCGGCAACACGCTGACCGAGGAGAACGGCGTCACTCGTGTCGCCGGCAAGCTCGGCTTCGCCGCATCCTTCGCTTCCGCATCGCTCCAACGCTTCTCTGCTCCGTCCCGTGCGGGCCTGTCCATGACCGGCAACACCGGCTGGTGGGTGTGGGGCTGGGTGAAGTTCGCATCCCTGCCCGCAGACGGGACCCGCATGGGCCTCATCGTCAAGCGTGACGACACCGTGGGCAGCGAGTGGGCACTCAGCGTCTACAACAACGGCGGCACCTACAACCTGCTGGTCGAAATCACCGACCCGGCCAACGCCACCGTCAACGCCGGGGCATCCCACGTCCTCGACACCTCCACCTGGCACTTCTTCGAGGGCTGGTACGACCCGGTGGCCCACACCGTCAACTCCGCATGGGACGGCGGCGCTCCGGCC